GGGCAAAAATACCAATGGGCTTTATCTGTTCCAGACCCATATTTGACAATGGTAATTTCCATCGCACCACGGGGAACAACTGGGTCTACCGTTCCCTTAATGGGCATTTCATTAAAAAAGATTTCTTCTCGTTCTACGTCACCCTTATAGATTCGTCGCATTAATTGATATTGTGTTTCGGTTAATACAGCCGGCTGGCGTGTTTCATTGGCGGCACAGGAACGACTATAGGGAAGCCTTCCATCCTTAGGTCGAAAATCAAAGAGGTCTTTGTCGGCTGCCTTGAGTTCCGTCAAAAACCACTTATCAGGATTAATGGGTTTAGATAGGGTTGCTTCTTCTGTTGCGACTGTTGGTGCTGTTGTTGCTGTTGTTGCTGTTTTTGCTGCTATTGTTGCTGCTGCTGTTGCTGTTGCTGTTGCTGTTGCTGTTCCTTCTACCTCTTCCTCTTCCTCTTCTTCCTCATCTCCAAAGGCAGCTGCGGCTCTGCGAATAGCCGCCGTTTGAACGAATGCTGGCTTGATAACAGATTTCGCCAAACTCGCCTCTTCTTTAAGTTCCCCAGTTTGAAGTGAGCCCTCCGCCTTTGTAAACGCCTCTGCCTGTGCTGTAGAGGTAGTAAACAGGCCATCATTCTCCGTAAATAGGAGGGACAGGAGCGTATAAATTCGCTGAAAGGACTCATAGGAATCTACGCGATGGACGTGGCACATATAGGTGGGATATTCAGCATAGATATGAATGTCGATTCCTGGATTGGAGTTCTCCGTGAAATCATTCTCATCTGGATTCACAATGGCGGGTGTATCTCGGCGTTCTCTCCACTTTGAGATCTGTTCTGTGGCATCTGCCTCCGATAATTGAAACTCCTCCATCACCTTTGTGAGCATGGTCCTATCCACGCCCACCTTCAATCCCTTAATAAATTTATCCGTTTCATACTGGGATAGAAAGGCAGAGACACGGTCTTCCCTGAAGAAGTTGTTGACGGCCTTGTAGCGCAAGGAAAGAAGGGAGTCATTCAGGGGAATGATTTCCTGGAAGAAGACACTGAAGAATGGAAGGCGGCGTTGAAGTCTGGCCTTGGTAAACTCCTTTCCCTCAAGTCCCGTATTGATTTCAAACACTACTGCCGCCATTCCCAACTTGAACTTGGCGGGATTTAATGGCAAGGTGGCCGTTGCCTCCTGTAAATTGGTTTTAAAGTGGCGAAAGTCATTCGGAATCAGCCGACGCACCTTGTCGGGCGTCTGAAGAAGCACATCCGTGGAGCCATCTTGGTACATGCGAATCGTGCCATAGAGGGGATAGGTGGTGCCATCGGAAGGCCGTTGAACATACTTAATCATAAGGTAGTCCTTTTCGCCCTGTGTGGGGGATTCCTCTTGAGACCACCGCCGAATAATATCAGGATCATCCATGTCAGGAATGGGGAGAACGCCCGATACGTATACACGACTTAACGCGGTACCAGAGGCCGGTATGAAGCGCATATAGGGTCGTCGTTTGGAGGCATCCGTGTTATAGAACAGCATCTCGCACCCATTGAACTTGGCTTCGGGCTTCAGAGATAACTGAAGGCGGACATACTTCAGTCCCAGAACAATGGACTTGGGCAAAGGAATACTGCTAGAACTGATGTATCCGTTCAGTTTATTTAGAAAGGTATCCCGTAATTTCACATAGGACAGTTGGGTCTTGAAAAAAGCGCGATCTTCTGCGGAAGCATAAGTAGCATATCCATCTTCATTTTCCATGACCTCGGGTACCTTGTCCATCGGGAAATAGGGATAGAAATATTTGTACCAATTCGTCCGTGTCAGGAAAATTCCACCCACAGCTATGAAGTCTTCAAGATTGTATACGTATAGTGTGGGAACCTTCAAATCTGGAAAGAGTTTTTCAATGGTATTCCGTCCTCTCGCATCCGCATCTATCAGGGGTGTTTCCCCCTCTGCGGTAATAAACTCTTTAATGGGACTCAACGGAAATTTGGGAATCGGAAGTCGTTTCGTATGCTTGCTATCGGCGGTTCCCGTTTCCATCCACACATAGTCCAAGGGTTCTAGAAAGCCGTCCTTCTTAAATCCGACAAAGGTGAATTTGGGCATGAATTTCTCATCATTGTCCTGATTCCTTGCGATCATTGTCTTCAGAGTCTCCAAGGTGTCAAAGGGATAGAGTCCATCCAATTCTACGTCATCAAAGACTCCTTCGTCTGTTCCAGTCCATATCTTACATGTAACCGGAGTTAGTCCCCCTTTTAAACTCTCCAGCACTGTTGGCTGGAGGAGATTCGTAATGCTGTCAAACGCAGACATCCCTCTACTGATTGTTTTAATTTATTGATAGGGATTGGACACCACTATCTATTCCTTTATATTCGTTCAAAAAAACTAATAGAAATATACTAAATTTGATACTTAAACCTTCATCACATCTATATTAATAAGGATGATCCCAGTATGGATAGATATAGAACATAAAAAACATGAAACGAGAGGACATCACCCAGAAGACCCACGAAGACTGGGTCCTGTCTTGAATGCCATTCGGGATTTACCCATTACACTTCATGTAAGGGATGACCCTGTGTTAAAGGACCCTGATTTCATGCCACGGCATACGGGGGGAGATATATATTGGACCCCCTATACAAAGGACCTTTTGAAACGCGGCAGGGAGATGATAGAGGAGGCCTGTGCCACTCTCTTGAGTCGTAGAGAGGGATGTGCCTTTGTTCTCATTCGCCCCCCAGGACATCACTCGGATAATACAGGGTCTGCCGAAGGCTTCTGTCATCAGAACAATGCCTGGATTGCGGCCACGCTCTTTGAATCGGCTGGCCTTTCTAATATCACAATTCTGGATTGGGACGCCCATCATGGAGATGGCACGGAATCCTATATAAAAACATCAGGAACAGATACCATTCGATTCTGTTCTCTCCATGCCTATGGGCCCAATGTCTATCCTGGGACAGGAGCCGAATGTATGGAACCGAATATTCTGAATATTCCTTTGCCCGTTGGAACAAGAACACGGACCTATCTGAAACACTTTCAAACTACTGTGGTGCCTTGGCTTAAGAAACCTGATGTCATCATCGTCAGCGCTGGCTATGATGGCCACAGGGAAGATCCTATGGAATTATTGGGATTGGATGAGTCTGCCTATAAGGAGATGAGTGCCGAACTCAAGAAGTTCGGATGCCCTGTTCTCTTCTTGCTGGAAGGAGGGTATAATCCTGAAGTGTTGGGAACATGCGTGAAAGCAACCTTAGACCCTTGGCTAAAGATCTAACTAAGTTAGATCTATCTCCTAGACGCCTTACGACTCTTGTTGTGCTTTCGGCTACGCTTTGTCTTCTTACTATTTCCCCTATGCTTTCTACCCGTCTTCCTCCTTTTACCTCCTGTCATTTTACAGGTGCTAATCGGCCACTCTCCCATAGGCTTATTGGGAATACGCCCATAGTCAACAGACCCTACCCCGCCACTAAAGGTGGTGTCCAGGCGTCCTGAGGGGCTTGGCAAGGAAGGGGTATAGGTGGATGGGGTATATTGGAAATAGGACGTCATACTCTACTTACCAATTCTATTTTCGTTCGCTAATGGTCGCTCAAAAGAAGCCTTGCTTCTTTTGAGCCAGTATAAGCCCAAGTTTATCTTGGGCTTATGGTCCCTATCTGTAAATTAGACCCATCCTTGCTTGGGTCATATCGCGGGGAATCCGTAATATTCACTCCACAATAGGCCACAGGGTGAGCCTGAAAGTCCGTATAGCGATAAATACCCGCCGCCTCGGCCTCCTTCAACAACCAACCAAAGTTGTTCCAGAAATCCGGCCCGTGTCCCACCGACTCCGTACACACATGGCCGAGTTCATGGAGGCCCACAAAGACCATCACATTCTCATCCACGAGTGATTCATTCCCCCCAGCCCTCTGTCGCAAACACAGGTGGATTTCTTCGCCCTTGTTGACCGAATAGGATGTATGGCTGGCATCGGGAGTGGATTCCATAAAGCGATTGGGGTCGTCACGGAAGTTCTTGGCGATTAGTTTAACCTGTGCCTTATCAGGGTATTTTTGTTCCAAGAGTGAACATAACTTGGTCAATTTAATACGCACAGTGGCCATCAGATTGGCGGCCTCTTGCTTATCAGGTAAGTCCCGTACCTTATAGGTGCGTCCATCTATCGTGGATTTCACGGGAACAAGTGGATAATTACCACCGAATAATGATGTGAGCCAAGAAGCCATCCCTAATGTTAGTTAAGGGACTCTTAGCAGGGCTGTTCAGTATAGGGCGTAGCCATGGTCGGAGGGGCCTCATCTCGAAGAGGATTGGCAGCAGAATCGGCCAGGCCGGTGGCATTGAGTCCCGGGCTATTCTGGGCAGATCCGTTGGCCTCCACATGATTATCAGTAAAACGGTAGTCAAGTGTGGCTGCTAGGCCGGTTAGGCCGAGCATTTTTGAGAGATAAGGGATAGATTCAAACATTTCCAGGATAGGCTTGCCGGTAAAGAAGGATGCGCCATTGGCGAGGATATAGACAAGGAAGAGAACGACCGCGCCGGCAATGACGGAACGCTTGATATCAAAGGTGACGCCCTTAAACATTTCTAATGACAAGACCGGAGAAGGTTTATGGAGATTTAGGCTCATTCTTAATTCTTCAGAAGTAAGAATGATGCGTTCGCAACTATTAATATACTTTTTAAGCGCCCACGTCCAAAGGCCTGTGGCTGATATCAGGACCAATGGTGGCCTGGTTAAAGATGCTGACAGGGGTCTGGGGATTGGGGGGTTCAGAACGAAGCTGAAGGTTGGCATTGCGCAAGCTCTGGCCCACCGTATTGACACCAATGAGGGCACCCGCGCTCAGGAAGTTCTTGCCCTTGAGAGAGCCAACGCCCATGGGGTTCTGCTGGGCATAGATGGTGTCCTGGTCAGCAGGCAAGAGCTCTACAGGGGTGAGCTGGGCCCTGGGATAGCAGCCAGCAGGGGCCTCCGCCGAGGCAAAGGCCGCCGGACCTTCCATGGAGGCGAGGTCCGCGAAGCCCTCCTTGGGGGGGCCCGTCGCACTAGGGTCAGCGACAGTAGGGGTAGACATACTAGGCATAGATCCGCCGGTAGCAGCATTCGCAGCCTCCTGGAGCTGTGCCATGATATCTTGTTCTCCAGAGATATCATTGAACCCCTCAGAACGACGACCCAGAAGACCAAATAGGGTATTATCCAAATGGTATACGACATAAAGAGCTAAAACGGCGACTACTGCTCCGAGAACAACATTCTTAGTTGTCAGGCCCGTCATTCTTTCTATAAGTGATGCCGACAGAAATATTTCATTCAGATTCACTTTCTGAATCATTTGAATCCTCAGAATCATCGTCTTCATCCTCAGAATCACTCGGTTCCTCCCCGTACTTTTCTACATATTCCAGATGCGCTCGGTTGGCCTTGTAGACTGCGAGTTTTGCCCGTAGCTGCGCCTCCTTCACCCTGGTACGATCCAATTCTGTCCGACTAAAGGTGGCACTTTGAGGGGCAATATGGATAACCTCATTCGTATCAGCAAAGGGAATCTGGTCTGCGTCCGTAGGGCGGAGAAGCGTGGCTGCGGCAGTCTCCAACAACTCCTCCGTATCTACCGGAAAATCCAATTGAAGAATCTCGCCGGTGATCTTCCAAGTTAGATAGAATAACCCCTTACAGATAACAATCTCCGTAGGAGTCATTGTATAGGGGGCGGATACATCGGATGTAGAAGAGGGAATCTCGTGCTTCAACAGTTTCAGAATATTGGCCACCGTAGTTTTGTTCTTAAAATAGCTGGAACAGGAGTCCAGGAATACCGTTAAGAGTTCATTCAAATACAGGGGATTCTGGGCACAGGCGGCAACCACATTCTCTGTTTCTGCCGTAAGAGGGCGTTCCGTCTCAATACGGAACACGTATGCCGTATCGGCTCCTCGCTTCGCCGTGACAGGCTTCTGGAATGTAATTGTCATTGCTTTAAAG